CTGCTAGTGTTGCTCCTGTAAATTCTTCTGTAATAGTAACTCCTGGAGGTGGATTTCCACCAAACGCTAAACCATCTATTGAAGTACCTGCTCCTGCTAAACCATATCTTGCAGTTCCTAATGAAGTACTTGTTGTCCAAGAAGTTCCATTATATAGTTCAGTTGCTCCTGTGCTACCTGGTGAAAAACCACCAAATGCAAGTGCTGCTGTTTGAATTCCACAACCTCCTAAAGAATATCTAGCTGTATTTAAATTTCCTCCAACTGTCCAAGTTGATCCATCATATTCTTCTGTTGCTGTTGTAACTGGTGGAGTTCCTCCAAAAGCAAGTCCTGCTGTCTGTGTGCCAGCTCCTGCTAAACTACCTCTAGTTGTATTTAATCCAGTTGGATTATTTGACCATGTTGATCCATTATATTCTTCAGTCACTGCTGTATTTCCTGGAGCAATATAACCACCTGCTCCAAAAGCCGCTGTTTGAGTTCCTCCTGATGCTAAAAAACCTCTTGATGTATTTAAATTTCCTCCTGGTCCCCAACTTGTACCATCATATTCTTCTGTAGAGTTACTAACTCCTAAAGGTCCACGAAATCCTCCAAACCCAAGTCCTGCAGTTTGAGTTCCTGCACCACCCATACCTCCTCTTGCTGTTGCTAAATTTCCACCAGGTCCCCAAGTTGAACCGTTGTATTCTTCAGTAGAACTGGTTAATCCAGGATTGTAAGATCCAAAACCAAGAGCTGCTGTTTGAGTTCCTGCTCCTCCTGGATCTCTTTTTGCAGTGGTCATGTTACCACCAGCTGCCCAAGCAGCAAGTGTTAAATCATAACCTTTTAAAACTCCAATTGTATTATTATACCAGATCTGACCGACTTCTGGATTTGTAGGATCTGTTGATACCGACTGAATTGCAGTACCGCGTATTTCTTTAAAGGTTGTCATTCAAACCTCCCTTAATTATTCTGTAATAGCCAACCTTGTGTTGCATCAACGTATACAAGTGTAAATCCTGCTCTTTCTGTTGCCACCGTTAAATCTGAAGCGTCGCCTTGAATCTTGTGTCCATTACGAGCTATAGTTAAATTATTAGTGTCAAATGTTCCTGCGTAATCTATGAAAGAAATAAAGTCACCAATTGTGGCTACTGCTGGTAATGTTACTGTAAAAGCTGATGAAGTTGTATTACAAAAATAACCTTGTTTAGCAACTGCTGTAAATCCAGAAGTTTGAACTGCTTGCCAAGCTGCTCCGCCTGATACAGTTGCGAAAGATAAATTACCCGATCCGTCGGTTTGAATAACTTGGTTCGCGGTTCCTGTTGCTGTCGGTAATGTTAATGTGTATGCAGAAGATACAGTTCCTGGTGCTTTTAAACCAACGTATTCTGTCCCTGTTGTATCTCCTAATCTTAATTCTCCTGTAGCATCAATTATAAAATTTGTTCCATCCCATACTAAATTAGCTGAACCACCAAATGATCCAGCGTTATTAAATTGAATTTGTGTATTAGATCCGCCTGGAACTCCAAGAGGAACATCTGTTACATTTGTTCCATCTGAATAAACTAATTTAAATCCTTTATCTGTTGCAGAAAAAGTTGGTCCTGTTCCTGAAGCTGTTTTAAATTCAACTGTAAAGGCACCTGTTGTTCCATTATAAAGTATATAAGTTTTTTCAATACCATTTGGAATGGTTACTATTTGATTTCCTGTAATTGTTCCTGAAAATTTTAATACAGCATTTCTAGCATTAGATAATGTTGCATTTGTCATTACAAGAGCTGTTGTTTGAGCTCCACCTGCAATAGATACATCTTGATATCCTGCAATTGCTTGTTGTAAAAGTTCTAAATTTGTATTTGTTTTAGTTCCCCATGTACCGGCGTTTTCGCCTGTAACCATAAGTTCTAGTTTAAGGTCTGTAGAATAACTTGATGCCATATATTAATTCCTTGTTGTTATATATTTAAATTAAGCAGCTATGTCAACTTCTGTCCAATTAGCAGGTGTTCCTGTACTTACCTGTGAATATACTGCTGGGGTTCCTGTACTTACTTCAGCCCAAGCTGTAATATTAACGGATCCTACACTACTTTGAGCAGAAACTCCAGTAACATTTATAACTACATTAGTTATAATGTTTAAGCTACCTATTCCTGTATTTGCGGATACTCCAGTAACATCTACTACAGATACCGCATCTACCGAACCTATTGCTGTTGTTAAAGCTATGCCAGTTAATACTACATTAGCGCTTCCAACTTCATCAGTATTTCCTAAAGATAAATTAGCTTGAGATCCAGTAACGTCTACATTCGCATTAGCTGTAACTGTTGTAGTTCCAATAGAAGAAGTAGCACTAGAGCCAGTAACATCTACGTTAACATCTGCTCTTGCAATTACTGTTCCAATAGAAGAATTAATTGTGCTTCCAGTAACATTTACAATAGATCCCGCATCGGAAACAGCCTGACCTACAAAAGAATTAAGAGTGTGTTCAGAAACGTTAACGGATATATTTCCTCCTGCAGAAATATCTACTGTTCCAACGGCTGTATTAGCTTCTATTCCTGTAACTGCAAAATTAGCAGTTGTAAGAATTGTTACGGTTCCTGTATTTGAATTTAATGAATCTGGTGCAGTAACAAAAACTTCAGCGTTACCATCTGCGGTTGCATTTCCTATGTCTAATTGTAAAGAAGATCCTGTAAGATTTACTACAATATCAATTGCAGCAATAACAGTTCCAACAGCTGTGTCAGCTTGAACGCCTGTTAATTCTATTTGATAATTGTCTCCCCAAACAGTTTCACCCCAACCATTAAAACCCCAGCCTTCGGTTAGATTAGGTTCACCGTTCCAAACATCACTTCCCCAGGTGTTTCTTCCCCAACCATTAGCCACTGTAAGTTACTCCTTACGCTATTCTTATAATTGCAGCGCTAGTTGTAAATGCAGGGAATTGAATTGTGAAAGTTCCAGACGTTGATGATTTATCAGTACTAAAATTTAATACGCAAACAGCTGTATTAGAATTTGAAGTATTATAAATCAAAGCACCTCTTGCTGTAATAGTTGCAGAAGTAAAACTTAAATTATTAAAATCTACGATTGCAGTATTAGAAGCTAAAGAAGTTCCAGCATTTACTAATGCCCCACCACCAGAAACATATGATCCAGAAGCAGTGACTTGGTTTGTTGATGTAAATGCCGTAGTTGACTTTCCTAAAGTCGCACTAGAAGTATATAAAGCAAGTTTAAATTTATCTCCAGTGGATGCAGTGAAATTATGCTTTCCTTCTAAAAGTTCTTTTTTAAAAGAGTTAGCGATTGCATTTGTTGTTATAGCCATTTTTTACTCCATTACTTATTTTGTTGAATATTAAGACGAGGAACACCATCGTGATACTCATCTCTTCTTCTTCTACCCATTTGCTCTAAAGCAAAACCTTGAACAGCTTCTTTATATTTTGTTTCATATAATTGCAACATGTCCGTAGGTCCCTTTAAAAACCCATATGCTTCTAGTAAGCATGCGTATAATAAGCCATTTGGAAACTTTGTACTTAAAAACGTAGATGTATTTGTACTAGATAATTGAGTGGGTTTCAAGATATAATTTAACTCTACCGCATACGTGCTCGCGGGCGTAGGAGCCACAATAACGTTACTATCGTTATAATTACCGTAGTATTTAGGGACTCCAGTAGCTCCAGTGCTATTATACTCTGTTATAAAAGATACGTCTCTTGGTTCTAAATAACTTCTAGGATTACCAGTTTGAGTAGTATCAACAACTAATAAAGATTCTATAAGATATACATCATTTGGAACAGATAAGAATTTTTGAGAAGCTATAAAATTAGCTGAATAATAAACTCTGTTGTTGTCTACATCTACATCTCTAAATATTCTGTATTCAGCGTCTTGAATAAATCCATTAATAATGGTTGCTGTAAATACATTAGAATCTACTTCTGTATAGTCTCTTATTTTTGTAACTAGTTCTGCGTATGTCATGGTGTAGTAGTTGTTGGTCCAACTGTTATAGGGGCTCCGCCACCACCTATTGCAGTTTGAGTTGCTGTTACTCCTAAATTTACATAATAAAAATCAGTTGTAGGAAAGTCTGCTTGACTTGTCCAACCTAATGGAGCGCCTAAAGTTATAGAATATCCATTTGTATTGTTTAAGGTATTTGGACTAAAGCCTCCAAAACCATCTGCATAAGCAAAAGATATAATATTTCCTGTTTGTCTTTCATGGTCTGGTTCATTTATTAATAAAAAATTTAATCCAGCCTGTGATCTAAAAGGATTTAATGGAAGGATTGTTCTTACAGCTGGTTCTACTCTATCAGGTCTAGCATTTTGTAATGCCACTGGATCGGCTGCATGATATTTTGGACTAATTTGTGGGTGCTTAGCTTCATATTCAGAAATATGCACTAATTCTCCAGTCCATTCTTTTACCATTTCATTATATGGAAAAGCTTGACCAGATCTATCTGATATTACTTGTGAATATTTTCCTTTTGCAAAAGTAGCCATATTAAATATTTGGATAATAAGATTGTGGAGAGATATATAAGCTAGTTCTTTGACCATCTTCATCAATAGCTCTTAACAACTCATCCTCATAATACATTTTTAATTGTTCTGTTCTTGTCGGCGCATATTTAAAAGATAAATAGTAAGCAAGTCCTGAAACCATACATGGTAAAAATCTATACGGTACATCTGCAGTGTTGGTATAAGCTCCTGCATCTTGAACTCTTTTTACATAATAATAACGAAGAGATGTATAAGTTACTGCATCTGGTGTTTGATATAAATAAATTTCAGGTCTAACCTGTCTATCTACATAATATTGACTTGGAGAACCTTGATCTGATTTATTAGGTATAGCACTGTATTGAGATCTTGAAATTTTTGTTAAAGCCACATCATTACCAGAAGTATCTCTTACAACAGCTTCTAGTACATCTCCACAATCAGTTGGAGTAAGATAACTTGTAGTTCCAGCAACTAATGTAGTTGATTGTAAAGCTACTTTCCAAAGATGAATTCCTCTGTTGCCCCATTCTGAAAATAAAATGTTTAAAGAAACTCTTGCTTTCTTTAAATCAAATCCAGCTTCAGTCCCAATTCCACAACGTTCATAAGCTTCATCTACAATATCATCTATTTGTAAATCAAAACTAGTTGTTCCTGATGTTGCCATTATATATACCTCATTTTTGTAGTATCCACTATTCCACCATTAGCAAATTCTTTTCCTTTTACAAATGTTGAAACGTTTGTTGGTTTAGGTCCCACATTTCCCGCAGCTCTTTTTCTTGAAACAGCAGATCGTCTTTGACCTTCTGACATTGATCTAGCTTTAGCTAATGGAACACATTTTGGATAGCCTTTTCTTTTTTCTCCTTTTGATCTTCCACAAGGAGCGAAAGAACCATCTTTACGTTTAGATCCAATATCTACCCATTTTTCAGAAACCCATTTTCTAAGACCATTTGCCATATTAATAAACTTTTGTAACCTTTCTTCTATTACTCATAACTTTGCCACAACCTTTAGCAACGAAACCACCTCTTGCCATTTTCTTTTTTCCACCAGGTGTTACTTTTCCAGAACAAACAGCTGAAGCATACATATTTGCATATGCGCTTGGATAGACATCAAATTTTCTTTTAGCCGCTGCTTTTCCTCTTGGACAAAGTTTACCCATTATTTTTTCCTTTTATTTTTTCTTTTATATGCAAGCATAGCTCTAGATGGTTTTGAACCCCTAAGTTTGCCTTCTATTTGTTGTGGTATTTGCGCTCTGCTTATTGGCATATATTAACTTATAGTTGAATATACAACTTTACCATTAATACGTTCTGCTTTCAAGTACTGCCTTCTATTGCCAGAATCATTATAACTGCAATGGATCCATCCGGAGTTGGGATCGTTAGGGCTCCAGAATTCTAGTATACATTGATCATAATCAAGGTTTTGAACGATCCAATCACTAACTTCTTTATTATGTATACCAAATATCTCAAAGTCTGCTGCTTGCCCCTTGGTATGCTGACTCTTGCTACTTGATCCTATGGCCTCGCA